CCCTTCTCAAAGAGATGGTTGAGTCCGAGTTCCACCTGATCGTAGAAGTCGCTCATCTTGGTATTTACCAACCAGCGTACAAACAAAGAAATAACATTAGCACGGGCAATATCGCTGGACTCCACGGGAGTTGCCACGATGTGTGCTTGGCGTACCGCATTTAGCGTCATTGCCACACACTTGTTTATTTGGTTGTCCACCAAGCGGATCTCTTGATCCGATGCCCCTGCCCAAGGAAATACTTCTCCTGTTTCCGGGTTGGCAGAATATTTCTTAAAATCGTTGGACTTTCCCGCCCATAAACAATTGCGTACATCATAGTCGCGTTGTCGGCGATCTATCCATTCGCCCAAGGATGACTGAGTTTCGCGGTAAGTATCCCGCAGATAATTTATATCAGGTTCCTTGGAAACGAACAAAAGTTCGGGATCAGAGGAGTTGTGCATGCGTAGCACAATGTAGTTGTTTGTGCTTGACTCGTCAACCTAATACCCACCACCGCCTGTACATTGAAGTGTTCCGCTGGTGATATGATCTGCCCCGCTTACTAATAAATACCGAAGCGTATCGATCTGATCTTTGAAATGCTCCGCCCTACTCTGCCCACTATACTCCAAGAGCGAGGTAATTGTATTGTCGCATCTATCTGATATATAGAGCTTTGGGCGATTTCGAGGAGTCATAGGCTCGGAATCATCCCATGCCAATGCGTCATTTATCTTGGCAATACCCGCCTCGATATCCACACCTGGAGCAGGGCGAAACACAAAGTCGAGGTTCGCCATTTGGTTAATAATATTACTCTCTCCCTCCTTTGTACGCACCGTGGCGGCTCCCATGCGGGGGTCCACAATACGCTCAAATATATCCTCCCCATCCTCCAAGTCCTCGAAGTGGTTGCGGTAATCCTCGTACCCCCAACCTAGTGGACGCTGGGCGGGTCCCGGCTTGCCCACACTCTTGCCCAATGCATTGACATGCGGTAATGCCCATTGCCCCATCGTGCTGTCGGGGAACTCGCGGTATATGTATATCCGCCCATCCGGCATAACTGCCGCCCATATTGCCACCCACGGCTTGCTTCCTCCTGGATCGCATACAAAGTACCGGGTGCATGGTAAGGAAGGGTCGGCGATGAAGGGGATTTTTTCGTGCGGGATCACATTAGTCTCCCTGTTGAATTTCGGGAATCTCCCCTCCATCGCCTTGGATGGGATGCCAAATAATCGTGCGAGCTTCGTTTCAAGTGGTTGCCTCGAATAAGTGCGGATCAATTCCTGTCCGTCAATGAAAGGATTATCCTCAGTCCAAAAGTAATAAATACGGCAGTCAGGCCAATTGTGACATATTTGCTCAGTAGGCAACTCTCTGTCTAGGATTTCGCTGTAGCGGGACTGCACCGTCTCTGCTCCCTTGAGTAAACTATTGATCAAAGGTGTCCAGCCTTGAAGGGTTGTGAAGGTCAAAATCAACCTTCCGTGGAAGTCCACCGTGCGGCCGAGCAATGTATTAAAGATACTTTCGGGAACCTCCTCATCGAGGTGTATCGCATGGGCAGACCATCCCTCGAATATTTGCGGGTCTGCCATATACTGCCGATAATTATTAAAATATATCGTGCTTCCACGCTCCGCACCTGGTGTGGTGGGCGGCAAGATCGCCTTGGCAGAATTAAAACCGTTCTTCTGCGTGTATTGCAAACTATGATTGTCGCTCTTCTTCTTTGTCCGCTTGTAGCGTGCTGGCAGACTTTGCCAAATATACTTCTGCGCATCCGATATGCTTCGTTCCTCCGTAACATGCATCGAACGAATCTCAGCTTCGGGGATTGATTGTGCTAAGTGTACCAGCATACGAGACGCGAAAATCGACTTGGACGAACGATTACCTCCGAGACAGACATGAATCTTCGTATCCTTCCAATTTTCCATCACCCTGCGCCAACCAGGCAATGTCCATCCCCATTGGATCGGGTCTTCCACTTCTGACTGAGGTTGGTCAATCAGTAAGCGACTAAGCATCTCCGCACGCTCAGGGGGCAACGCATCAATCTGCTCCTCGGATAACGCACATGCTAACTCGCCCTTATCAAACTTCAGATCGCTCGTCCACGGGATACCGAAGTTCGCGTCTATCTCATCCGCATAGGTTATCTTAGGCATTTCTCTTCAATTACATATAGATAAAACCACAAGTCTATTACCTCTTCCCTGCAACTGCGTAGCTTCTCCTCCAGGGTCATCCGAGATAGTCCTTTCGTACCATCGGGGTTATGCTCTCGCACACCAGCTATAAACTTCTTACGTGCATCCTCCGCAAAGCGTTTAAGTGCCTTATCCATTATTTCCTCATCCGTCATTAAAACTTCCTTAATTTATCCTGGTCTAACGCATAGCCCACGCCATGCCCCAAGTCCTTCTTGTTGTCTTCCTTAATAAGTTCTTCCTTCCACGCCCATCCTTTGTAATCGAGGCGATTCCCATCCACCACGCATAGCACATATACATCCACATCGGGGTTTACCTTTAGCGTACTGAGCAGTCGGGCATTGGGATGCTTGGACGCTTTGATGTCATAACGCTTTCCGCTCGCCATCACACCATCTGCCGAACCACTCCTTGGGGTAAGTCCCAAATCAGGGAATACATTCATCTTCTTTGCAAATCCATACTCCGCCATCATCCCTATCACATCCGCCTCTGCGCCATCGTGGTTGCCCATCTTCGCGTCACGCACCCCGTTTCCACGGGCAATCAAGCTACGCATCCGCCCAACCATTTGGCAGACTTGTACCTCATCGGGCTGGAGGCTAATCAGCATTCTTTACGAATACGCCATCAACCATTTTGCCTTTTCTATCTTTGATATCTTGATATGCGGCAAGTAGGCAGTCCTCTAGCGTTACTTCATTGCGAGTACATATATTAATTAAAATAACCAATATATCCCCTATATCATCAAGTAGGCATTCATCTTTGCATACAGAGTCACTTAATTCGCCAACCTCTTGAATTAATTTCAAAACCTGATCCTTATCAGTAGAACCCTTAATTAGGTTCCGCTCTATATGCCATTTCTCAACTTTAATTTCTATATCTTCCATAAATATTTACCCCCTAGCTAATATCTCCAATCCAATCACGATTGCGTCTTCGAGCGTTTGGCACGGGATTTCTTCTTTACCAATTGCCCATCCCTCTTGATCCGTTCCAATGTCTCTTGGGATAATTTCGAGCATGGGGGACCCAGCTTTTTCAAGTCGCACCGTGGTAATTCTTGTGCTGATTCGGGTAGCGCTCTTCCGTACTTTTTCCAAAAGATCGGATGATAACCCGGTGGGACTCTTTGGCTCATCCATCCTTGTTTTGCGCGAGTTGCTTCTTTAACTCAGCGATCTCTTCGCGTAACTCCTGGTTCACCTTGAGTAATCGCACAACCATCATAGGCATGCTTTCCAACTCCTTGGTGGGCTTGTAAATATTTATTGGTTTCTCACTCATCTTCTTCGTCATCTTCCTCGAACTCTATCAAGATTTCCAAATCTTCGTCCTCGTCCTCATAAAGGTTATCAACAGCTTCGTTTATGCATTGAAGGATTTCATAACTTTCTAAGTCAGACTCCGCTTCCCACCGTTTCAAAAAGGACTCAAACTCTTTGGTACATTTCAGCTTCGCCTCATCTTCTGCTTTATCGTAGTAAGTCATTTTCGTCTCTTGGGTCTTGCATAATTCATATAGTCAGAAACCGTCTCCCCCATAGGCATCTGCCTGATTTTTGTGGATCGTGTGACCAAAGGTTTACCATCCTTGTCGCGGAGTGATCTGCCACGCGAATCTCGGTATGTGCGAATAAGTTCCGTGTTTCCCCAAAACTTGTGCCACCCATCCACCACCTCCTCGCGGGTTGGCCAATTCGCAAAGAAGTAATCCCAATCCGATACCTCGAAATGATCATTGTCCATCATTGTCAAAAGAACCACATCTCCCCGCCGAGTGTCGCGGTGGTGTCATGTATCTGTTTTCCAGGCGCGGTAATACCGCCCACCGAAGAGTAGCTCTTAAAATTATTCATCCTCTGTACTTAGAAACTGCTTTACCAATGAGTCGCTAAAGCCAGCACCCACCAATAGCACGCGGATCGCATTGAGGGTTTGTACAATATCGCTCCCATCGGGAATTTCTGCCGATAGTGTAGTATCGTAACTAGTAATTGTTATCTTCATTCATCTTCCTCCAAAGTGATTTCCACGCTAATTCTGCGGTTTGGGGGACAACTCCGTTCCCCAGGAGCCTAAGTCTGTCCACCCGATGGGTAAGCCCATCAACTGCTCCACCCAATTCGGATTGAGCTTTGCCTGTGCTTTCTTTGCTTCCGGGAACTCCTTCATGTGTGCCTGTGTTGGTAGACCCACTGAGAACTTCTGCCCCGTCTTTCTCACATTCTCTCCCGTCCTCAGTATGTGGTTCTCCACATCCCTGTAATCTCGGCTTTTTGGAGTCAACCACGACTCTTGGTTCTT